ACCCATCATATCGATTGTAGGTCAACTAAATGAAGATTATGAAGGAGCAGAATTCTATTGCAGAGGACGAAAGATTGAGTTAAAAACAGGAGATATACTTTTATTTCCTTCTAATTTCATGTATCCTCATGAAGTTAAAGAGGCGAAGAAAGGCGTCAGATATTCATTTGTAAGCTGGGCCTTTTAGTAATATAAAGGGCTATATGCTACAAAAGATAAATATCGCACCAGGATTTAATAAACAAGTCACCGCGACTGGCGGAGAAGGCCAATGGGTCAGTGGTGATTATGTAAGATTTCGTTATGGTTCTCCTGAGAAAATAGGAGGATGGTCTCAATTAGGGGATAAAACCATCACAGGACGAAACACAGCACTACACCATTTTGTCAATGCCAGCGGAATAAAGTACGCGGCTCTCGGAACAAATCGATTTTTATATATCTATTCTGGAGGCGCATTTTATGATATAACGCCCCTTAAAAGTACAACAACATTAACCAGTGCATTTACAACAACCAATGGATCCACATCAGTCACGATCACGTTTGCAAGCGATCACAACATTACTGCTGGGGATATTATTCTTTTGGATAATTTTACTGCTATTACCGATTCTAATTTTAGTTCGGGTGATTTTGATGATTACAACTTTATGGTCACCTCCGTTCCAACTGACACAACGATTACAGTCACGATGGGATCAGCAGAAAGCGGATCCGGAGCCACAACATCCGGTGGAATCCGAGTAAGACATTATTATTCTATTGGACCTGCTGTTGAAGAATCAGCAGCCGGCTGGGGACTAGGACTTTGGAGTGGTGTTAAATTAGGCGTTGGAGAATCAACTTTAGATGGAGCATTAACAGATGCATCAACCAGCATTGTACTCGACGACTCAGCCTCGTTTCCTGCTACAGGTACCGTGGTTATAGATGACGAGCGAATTGCTTATACCTCGAATACTTCAGGTACAGAAACTTTAGGTGGATTAACCAGAGGATCCGACAACACAACCGCAGCAGCACACTCAGATGGAGCCACGGTTAAAGACGCATCCGACTATACGAAATGGGGTGCTTCTCAAACAGGAGATATTATTACCGCGCCGGGTGTATGGACATTAGATAATTTTGGAAATAAATTGATTGCAACTATTGTGGATGGTTCAACCTTTGAATGGGATTCCGATGCGACAGGTGCTACCTCTACTCGAGCTACGATTGTGGCTAACGCACCAACCGCTTCAGTAGAAACCTTAGTATCCACACCCGATCGTCACTTAGTTTGTTTTGGAACAGAGACGACCATTGGAACTACATCCACGCAAGATGATATGTATATTCGGTGGTCCGATCAAGAAAGTATTGATGCTTCAACCTCTTGGACACCCTCCGCAACCAATACTGCTGGTACACAAAGACTGGCTGACGGAACACGGATCGTGGCAGCAATTCGAGGTCGTGATGCCATTTACATTTGGACCGATACTTCTTTATTTGTTATGAGATTTGTAGGTGCACCTTTCGTATTTTCATTTCAACAAGTTGGAACAAACTGTGGATTGATTGGTAAGAATGCAGCTGTAGAAGTAGATGGTGTAGCTTACTGGATGTCAGAAAATGGTTTCTTTAGATACACGGGTAAATTAGAATCCTTAGCGTGTCTCGTTGAAGATTATGTTTACGATGATATTAATACCGTTCCTAAAAATCATATCTATGCAGGATTAAATAATCTCTTCGGAGAAGTGACTTGGTTCTATCCTGGAAGTGGTGCAGCATCGAATAACAGATCGGTGACTTATAACTATATGGATTCAACAGCAGAAAGACCGATATGGACAACAAGCTCATTAGCAAGATCTACATGGTCTGACTCTCACATTTTTGGTAAACCACATGGAACGGAGTACGATGCCGATGCAACGAGTGATGCGACGGTAGGAAACACGGAAGGTGTAACCACATACTATGAACACGAAACAGGAACGAATCAAATCAAAGCAGGCGCAACCACAGCTATTGCAGCAAGTATTCAATCGGGAGATTTTGATTTAGATCAAAGAGGTCTCGCAGGTGATGGAGAATTTATGATGAAGATTAGAAGAGTGATTCCAGACTTTTTACAGCAAACTGGAGCAGCAAGAGTCACATTAAATTTAAAAAATTATCCAACAGACACAGAAGCCAGTTCCTCTTTAGGACCTTTTGAGGTAGACTCGGATACAACAAAAATAGATACAAGAGCTCGTGCACGTGCGATTGCTTTAAAAGTTGATAATACTACTATTACACAACACTGGAAGTTAGGAACTTTCAGATTAGATATACAACCGGATGGAAGAAGATAATGGCTAGAATAGTACAAGCACTAACACAACCTGGAGAACAATACGATCAACAACTTCAACAATCCTTTGTGAGAGATGTAGATAGTATTGTGCATAAATTAAACTCAACGTTTCAACAAGACTTAAAAGATGAATTAGAAGCGGTAAACTTCTATATAGCATAATGGCAAATACATTTGTTAACAAAAAGAAGGATTTAACTAGTACGAGTGCTACAACATTGTACACCGTACCCACAGCGACAACCGCTGTAGTTAAATCAATTATCGTATCTGATGACTCAGGATCCGGTAGCACGATTACCGTGACCATAACCGACACGGATGACGCTGTTTTTAGTCTTTTTAACGTTAAATCTATATCAGCCAGTGGAACTTCAGAATTGCTTAGTCAGCCTTTAGTCGTCGCCGAAAGCGAGATTATCAAGGTGACTGCAGCTGCTGCCAATCGACTCCATGTCGTACTTTCTGCGCTTGAAATTAAAAAGCGTGATGTTACAACTTGATTTATTAAGATAAATTAAGTAATAATATAAACTCAGGTGAAATCCCTGCCTTTAATAAAATAACAACATTATAAATATGAATACACGGAGATTTAAATAATGCCAGGAGGAGCAGGAACACCAGGAGGGTATGGTGGGGGAACAGGTTTTGGTGGCGGCAACGGAAATGGTTTTAGCGGTAGTCCTCGCCAACAAGATACTTCAGCAGAGAGGATAGCACAAGCGCAAGCCGATGCATTAAATGCTCAACGAGCAGCCGATGCATTAAATGCTCAACGAGCAGCCGATGCAATACATGAAGAAAATATTCGACAGGTAATAGCAAACACAGATGTAGATAGTCCAATAGGAAATTTAATAGATCCGTATTCTGATGTAACTGGAGTAGAAGGACCACCAAGAAAAATATCAGGACCACAAGTACTTCCAGGAGCTGATCCACATGGAGATTTTGAAACAGAACCTAGACTTGGATCAGATATATTAACTGAAGGCGATATAGGATATGAAACTCCTTATGATTACCCAGAGTATGATGAAAAAGGAAATATAATAAAATATGAAGAACCAGTAGAACCCCCAAGAGAAGGAGACACTTACGTTTCTCCAGTAACACAAGCAGATGTAACACCACCAGCAGACACAGGATTAACAGACGAAGAAAAAGCGGCAGCGGCAACAACAGCTTTTCAAGCAAGCGTCGAAGCACAAAAGGCAGCAAACTTAGCTGCATCACCGGGATTACCTTTTAGAGATTATTACGTTGGCGGAGCTCCAACAGCGGAACAAGTTGCTTTTATGCAAAAAGCAGGTGCAGCACCATCAACCGTTGGCTTAAGAGAATTCGCCTCAAAAGGGGGAATCATGGGGACAAGACAACCTTTTGGTTTTGGAGGTTTAGGAAAAGTATTTAAGAAAGCTGCAAAAGCAGTTAAGAGTATTGCAAAGAGTCCAGTGGGTATGGCAGCTTTAACAGCTGTTGGTTTACCTTATTTATCTAAATTTGGAGTTGCTAAAAAAATGATTTCTCCTACTAGTTTCTTAGGTACTTTAGGATCTCAAGGATGGACACAAGCATTAATGGGACAGACAGGTCCAGGTCCAAAAATTCCAAGTCTTATAGGAAGAATTCTAAGTGATCCAAAAAAAGCAGCATTATACGGAGGAACAGCAGCAGCATTATCTCCTTTCCTTATGGGTCAAGAGGAAGAAGAAGAAAAGTTACTAGCAGAAGCTATGAGCACAGGAAAAGGTTTCGATCCTGTGGCGCTAAGAGCAGAAATTGAAAAAAGAAATTTATCTCGATCAAAATATCCATTTATGCCATCTGATTATTACGCAGCTGAAGGCGGAAGAGCCGGCTATGCAGGTGGACTTTTAGTGAATGACGAGGATGATTATGTATCTCCAAGAGAAGCAGCACTAGCAGCTTTATATAATCCACAAGGAACTTATGTCCAAAGACGTAAAGGTATTATGGCTGCAGCTGGCGGAAGGATTGGGTATTACGGTGGAAAAGGTGTAGCAAGTCTACAAGCAGGCGCACCGGATATTAAATATGAAGGTGATATGAGAATGGCTTCAGGATCATCTCAAGAAGACATGCTCGATGATCTTTCTTTTGAATTATATGGTAAACCAGTTAGAGAACTTACTCCTCCTGAACTAAAAGACTTTTGGGACGAAGTGCAAAGATTAAATACTAAAGTCGCTCAAGGCGGAAGGATCGGAGCACAAGAAGGCGGACTCATGAACCTCGGTGGCATGGAAAAAGACTATAGACAAGAAGGCGGATTTGTGCCAATAGGTGGCGAGGAAAAAGCAGATGATGTACCCGCAAGACTTTCTAAAAACGAATTTGTATTTACTGCAGACGCGGTCCGTGCAGCGGGCGACGGAGACATTGACCGAGGAGCCGAGGTCATGGAAAACCTTATGGAGAATCTGGAAGCAGGCGGCAAGGTTTCTGAAGATTCGCAAGGACTAGAAGGCGCACGGAACATGTTCGCCAATACACAACGATTAGAGAATAGGATTATATAATGGCAATAACACAACAACAAATATTACCCGCACAATTTATACAGGACGTTGGTCAAGATTATGCTAAGCAGTTAACCGCTGCAACAGCAGCACCTTTACCTACAGCACAATTTGCACCATCGGTTGCAGGGCAAACGGCTTTACAACAACAAGCAACTACGCTAGCCACTCAAGGCTTAGGTGCTTATCAACCTTATTTGACAGGAGCAGCAACCGCGACTCAAGCACCCGGAGCAGCCCCATTAGGTTTAGAAGCTTATGGCACGATGGGAGGCGCAGCAGGGTTAATGGGTCCAATGACGGGGCAACAATTAACTGATTATATGTCTCCTTTTCAATCCCAAGTCATTGATACGACATTAGAAGAATTTGATCGACAGGCAGCAGCAAGACAACAAGCGATTTCAGATGCAGCCGTTGGAGTTGGTGGTTTTGGTGGTGGAAGAGAAGGTGTGATGCAGGCAGAATACCAAACACAATCGGATCGAGATCGTGCTATGCTTCAAGCAGGATTACAACAACAAGGATATACACAAGCCTTAGGATCAAGACAACAGGATTATTTAAATCGAATGGGATTAAGTCAGGCGCAAGCAGGACTTGGACAATATCAAACGGGACTAGCAGGACAAACTCAAACTCTTGCTGGACAAGACATTGCAACGGCAGGACGTGTCGGTGCCATGGGCCAAGCTCAAACACAAGCCGAACTGGATGCCATCAGAGAAGCAAATCGATTAGCTGCTTATGAGCCATTAGAACGATTAGGAATTTACGGATCAGGCGTTACAGGTTTAATGGGAGGATACCCAGCACAATACCAATTTACATCTCAACCGAACCCAACACCACTACAATCGGCGCTAGGAATAGGATCAGTACTCGGTGGTATCTATGGTAACGTGATGGGAACTAAAAAACAATGAGAACACTAAGAAGACCAATGTTTAGAGGAGGCTCGACTGGGACTGGAATTACATCCGGCCTGGCACCTAAAAGAGGTAGAGTTGATGGACCTGGAGGCTATGCAGGAGAAACTTGGCGAGACAGAAAAATAAGTGATATCTTTTCAGGACAAACAACTTTTGGAGAAGCACAAGATTTATCAAAAGCATTATCATATAGCCCCAGAGGAACGAACGTCTATGATTTTCTAACCGAGTTCGG